GCATTAGAGTACAGCAGCAGCGTCGTAACCCTCGTCTTCATCCTCACCCTCATAGGTTACGAGGTCGATGATGTCAATGAAGGCAGCGCGGGGGTTGTCACTCTTGTCAGCAATGATACGTACCACAGCCTCTGAGCCATAGCCTATGCGAGATGCGATAGGGTCTAGGATCTTAGCTACGTCCTTACCGTTCTCGTCCTTACCGCCTACGATAGCATCCTTACCGTCGATCTTCACCTTGATGGGGAAGCCAGAGGAGAAGCCAGTGTACTTACCCGCCTCAGGGTAAGCCTCATTGAACTTAATGCGCTTGTGTCCAAGGCCAGCGTCCTCGCCGAAGCGCTCCTCGATAGCGTCAACAGCCGCGTCGCTGAGGTTAGTGAGGCGGAACTTGTACATAGGCTTGCCCTTTCCGTTGAAGTCATCAGTAGCAGTGAGGTGCATGAACGAAAGCTTGCCGCGTACTGTGACCGAATCAGATTTAATACTCATAATTAATTCCCTTAGTGTGTGTCAGCCCATGTCAGGCCAGAGTTTGTGTCGCCAGCAAGAGGACAACGCATCTTTAGATCGACGCCTGCCTGCTTGATAGCGTTGCGGAAGATGACGCCGACCCGATCAGCGTAGTCCTCCGGTACTTCTAACTGGAACTCATCGTGAACCTGTGCTACCAATCGGTAGGGTAGGTTCATGTTGTCCAGCTTCTTGCTTGCAATCACCAGTGCGTACTTCATTACGATAGCACCGGCGGATTGTAACAGGGTGTTCAGGGCTGCATGCTGTGATCGGACATGTATCTTCCTGCCATCGAGGCCCGGAAGTACGCCTTCATTAGCTGCTACCTCTTGCACCTTGTCGATCAGCCTAGCCAGTGACGGGGTAGCCTCAAGGAATGCTTTCTTAAGCTGTCCCCCTTTGCGCTCACCGCCGCCTACTATCTGGCCGATCTTCTCATTGCCTGCCCCATACAGGAAGGCATAGATGAATGTCTTAGCTTGATCCCTTGTCGCTAGTCCTGCTGCTTTCTGGTTTGCTGTGTGGATGTCTCCGTGTAGTATCTGGTTGGTGTACTCCTCGTCCTGCATGTAGTGGGCTAGCATCCGTAGCTCTAGTCCACTGGCATCTACGCCGACTAGCTTGTAGCCCTCTGGTACTGTGAAGCATTCGCGGTACTCCTTGTCACTAGGTATCTGTGCAAGGTTAGGCTTGCTGTGGGTCATACGATTGGTGATAGCACCGCAAGTGTTGACCCGTCCGTGTATGCGTCCGTCGTCTGCTACTGCGTCGATCCATGAGCGCAGCATGCCGAGACGTTTGCTCAGGGTCAGGTACTCTAAGACCAGCGCAGCCTCAGGTATTGCTGTGAGTTCCGCAAGGGTTGTCTCGTCCACCTTCGGCTTACCTGTCTCTGTGCGAGTCTTCCAAACAGCACCCTTCTCCTCAAGCCTAGCTGCAACCTGCTGTCTGCTTCCCGGATTGAATACAGTAACCTTGTCCTTGAGTTGCTTGCCTGTCTTTTCTGACCACCTCTCCTCCACAATGGGTGGGAACACCTCCTGTAGCTCATGCTCAATCTCCTTCATACGTTGCTCATGGTTATTGAACAGCTCACACCCACGATGGAAGTCGAACAAGAACCCATTCTCCTCCTGCTTAGTGGTCAGCCTACGTACCTCTTGCTCATTGGCTAGACTAGCATCGCTGAAGCCTAGTCGTTTGTGTTTAGATTCAAGGTAACGATACACTGACCATGTGGCTCGGCAGTCTTGGATGCAGTAGTCTTGCATTCGTTCAGTGAGTCCGTGATCGAACTCGGCTGGGTCGAAGTCGTCCTTGAGTTCCTCTCCGGCGAGAAGCGCAAGATTCTTAAGACTGTGACCGCCATCAAGGCTAGGCTCAAGCAGCCTAGACCAGCAGCAGGTATCAACCACGGGCTTAGTCCAAACATACGACCATACCTCCTTAAGTCTGGGAAGGTCAAAGCCTATCCCGTTGTGCATTATTATCTCGTCAATCCCCGACAGCGCTTTGTATAGCTGGTCGGGTGTTGTTGCTAGTACGTGTTCTCCATTCTCGTATACCACCCCGGCCACCCAGATGTGTGACCACGCCAGATTTGTTTCGATGTCTACCGTCGCTCGTTTGATATGCCGGTACATGGGCATTCTCCTCATCCTGTTTAGTTTGTAGTTCTAGTACGTACGCTCCCATCTTACTCATAGGATTATCTCCTCCTCCTCTGGTGGCGTGAACTCCTTTAGTCTACCGGTATTTCCATCGTACAATAGATGCCCTGCTGGGCCGGTGATTCCGGAAAACCTGTTCTTAAGGACTCGCAAGTTAGTCGTGTTTCGCTCAGTTGGATCTTCTGCCTGCCCGTTTCTCTCCAAGCCAAGCACGAAGTCAGACAGCTGAGCAATAGAAGCACTGCCCCTAAGCTGCGCCACACTGGTAACCGCGCCTTCTTCATGGCCCTTACCCTCCGGTCGTTTCAAGTGAGACACCGCGAACAGCGTGATGCCTGTGTCCTGAGTGAGACTGCGTAGCTTAGTCATGATCTCATCCAGTGCCTTGCGCTCGTCGCCATGCTGGCCGCCTGATACAAGGATGGAGATGTGATCTAGGATGATTACCTTACAGTCAAGAGCCTTAGCCATGTACCGTACCCTAGCCACAACCTGATCCACAGTAGCACCAGTGTCGAAGCTCGCGTCCATGATCATTAGCCTGTCGTCTCCGAACACCCGCTCGAAGCTGTCCTTGTACTCCTGTGAGCCACGCTTCACCGATGAGGTGGGTAAGTGTACAGGAGTAGATAAGTCCACGCCCATGAAGCCTTCAGCCGTTCGCTCAACCGACTCCTCCATGAACAGACACCCGATCTTATGCTCGGTAGTATTTTTCACATGCATGACCAGCTCCCGCAGGATGCTAGACTTACCCAGACCAGAGCCAGCACATACGGTGATCAGCTCAGTAGGACGGAAGCCATACGTCAGCTTATTCAGCGCCTCCCAAGGGTAGTCACCCATAGCTGCGGGCCTCTCAGTGTTCAGCCGTTCCCAGAGATCTTCCTTACTGATGATGCCTTCAGGTACGTAGGCAGCCGCAGAAAAGAAAGCCTTAGTGAACTCCTCAGTCTTACCCTTCTTGAGATAGTCGCACGCGTCCTTACCTACTGATGCGTCCAGCTTCATGATGCGTAGCTTACCAGCGAACACGTCAGCTATCTTAGCGATCGCATCCTGTCCTGCGGTGTCAGCATCAGGGCAGAATACAATCTCCTTGAACCCATCTAGGAAGCTATAGGAAGCCTTCACATCCCGACCAGCAGCCGCAGCACCACCCTTGAGACTAACAACCGCAGTCTTACTGCCGAACATCTGGTCAGCAGCCAGAGCGTCTAGCTCTCCCTCAGTTATTACTATTCTATTCTGTTCGTAGTTGCCGAAGCGTTGCTGACCGAACAATCCAGCAGACTTGATGTCCCCTACTGCGCGGAAGCCCTTGGTAGAGACAGTCCGTAGCTTGAAGCCTACGGGTTCCGTGGTTCCCTCAGCAAAATAAGGATACATTTGGACGTCACCATCCACAATGACACCGTACTTAGAGCAGGTTCCTGTGGTTAGCGACCTGTCTGGGATAGCTGTAGCTCCCTTAGCATTCCAGACTCCGATTAATCTATCTAGTTCTCCACCTGATGTAAGCGTTACATTACTCACGGTAGGTTCTCCTTGTTTGTGTGTGTTGCAGCTAAAGCAAAACTGATGGCCGTCATCGTAGAAGGCATTAGCATCTGAGCTACCGCATGAGTCGCAAGACCCCTTACTAATAAGGGTAGACTCTTCCATGTTGTTCTCCTAAGTTTAAGCTTAAGCTTGGCAACAAGAATTAATACTTAATTACCAAGCCCTAGAAAGCTTATGTAGTCCTTATACCTATGGGTAATTACGGGTGACTAGGGGTATGTTGCCGCTTTAATGTCTTTACAAACAAAGACTTAGCAGCTTCCGCCTCCTCCTCGGTGTCGAAGTAGCCAACGACGTGTAGCTTACCGGAGATCCTAACTTCAGCGCGATACTTTGTATCATAGTGTAGTCGGCCACGGTCTACTACGCCAGTGCTGGACACTGCATTGCTGGTAGTCTCCAGCATTAGATTGTCCCATCGTAGGTCGGATAGGTCGCCATTGATACAATGTATCGTTGCATCCTTGGGATCAATGCCAGTGACTAGCGTATACACTACTCGGGCAGTGGCAAACAAGCCGCCGTCAACCTGAGTCTTTAGCTTGCCGTCCTTACGTACCGTGTAAGCCTCTGTACCCTTCGCTGAGCGACCTCTAGCCGTAGCCCATACCAGAGTACCTGTCTCGGGATCGTAGCTGAGAAGCTCATTCAGGCGCTCCTGAGAGGGCATGTCCTTAGCGTTAGACTGTGCCTTGCTTAGCGTAACACCCTTGGCCTCCTCCTCAATGGCCCGCGTCACGCCTCGGAACTCCTGCATACCACGCCAGCGCAACATGTACGCCTTGTGTTCAGCATACTTCCGGTAAGCCTCTGCCTGTACCTCGCCTAGGTATAGCTGTACCTTGGCGTCACTCAGCCCTCGCCTATGCATATCACCCCGTAGGTTAGGGTTACGCAGAGCCTCGAAGAAGGCCGCAGTACGTCCCTTGTAGGCGCTAATGCCTTCCATGTAGAACAGACCCACACTGGCGTCCTCTCGGGAGGCGTCCTCGATAGCCTTGTCTGCCTCTCGGCTTTCGACACTGCCTACGTTTATTTCCACGTTGCGAGGGGAGTTAGATTCACCTGACTCCGTGTCTAACTCAGCAGGTAGGTCAGTTTTATGCATATGCAACCAGTCAATGCAGTCCTGAGCCTGCTCCTTGCCCATGTTGCTAGGCTTTCGGTAGTACATATGCCTTGCAGGAATAGTAGGATCACGCATCATTTTGGTGCGCTCCTTCCGGTCAACCGGGGTCGCTGCCATAGCCGCAGTGAACCCGCGTAGGTTACCGATGGACGTTAGCTTGTGGTTGATGTTGTCCTGTTTTAGTTGTTGGGAATCTATAGCGTCACCGTCGTAGCCCTCGAATAGCTCACAGTTCATACCCTATCTCCCCCATTAGCTTAATGAATCCATGGAAATCCAGAGCAGAATCGAATGTCTGCATGAACATGAATAGATCTTCCTCAGTTATCCGCTCCTCGCGGAAGTCTATAAGGGCTTGCCACAGCTCCGCTCGCTGTGTCTGGCGACTCAGTGCGGCACCGTAGCGGTCGGTAGGTACGCGTAACACCTGCCCTAGCTCGCTGTGGTCGTTAGGGTTAGCGCGGGCATCGTCGATAGCTGCCATTAGTTCTTTTGCAAAGCTCATTGTACGTACTCCTTAATGTATTGTTGGAAGTTCATTACCTATGCCTCGTCATATATGTCATTAGTAGATCCCAAGGCGCTTTTAATCGACGTGTAAGCAACGATAAAGAGCACGAGCACTACTAGTGGTGGGCAGAGTATTAACGCTGCTACTGCGGTTCCGTTACTAGAAATCATCTTCACCTTAAGTACTCCTTTGGGTATTCCCAAGCTGGATCATCTGTGCTGACCGTTGTGCATCCACTGATTACAACTAAAATGATTACAACTAAAAGTATTCTCACTGTGTCTGCTCCTGTAATCTTCGGTATTGGTTACGTGCGATTGAGTCAAGATCTTCCTCTTGGAACTCGTCTAGGTTATGGGTGATGACAGCATACGATAGGGCTTCAGCCCATGTGTACGCGCCACGTTTAAGACTCACTGCCGTAGTGACAGCAGCTAACATATCATCGGTCATTCTAATCCTCCGCAGCTATGCACTAGAAAGACTACAGAAAAGAACTGTAGCAAGAACAGCACGAAGAATTCCATAGCGTCGTTGTTCATGCGAATTCCTCCAGCGCACGTACCAACGCGACCTCAGCTTGTACAAACTCCACCATGACTATCCGGTGCTCAAGGCCTGTATCAAT